AGATCAGACTCAAACAGAAAACAAGTATTAACTTTTGACGGTAAAAAATATACTCAAGGCCTTCCAGAAATGAAATGGTCCGGCGGAAAAGTAACAAATTAAAAATTACAGCGCGCGTCGCATGTATATCCTATTAAATCCATGACTTTAATTCTTCTCCTAAAACTTCTGATGCTATGCTTATTTTTCGTCGTAGAGCTTTTACGATTTTTTCATCCACTGTATCGTCCGCCATTAAATCAACATAAGTTACCGATTTTTTTTGGCCGATTCTGTGTGCTCGGTCTTCTGACTGTAATCGTTTTTCTAAGTCATATCCGTTAGAATAGTAAATTACGGTGTTTGCAGCCGTTAAAGTAATGCCATAGCCGCCCGTAGAAGGCGTTCCAACTATAAACCGACACTTAGGGTCGTCTTGAAATTTTTTAATATTAGGTTGCCTTTCTTCTTGTGGCGTTAATCCATAATAGTCAACAATGGACCCCGGACCATATACTTTAGTTATTTCTTTAATAATAGATATGATGTCATACTGATAATGAGCCCAAATAATTGCTTTGCCTTCTGTTTCTTCTAACACATTCATTAATTCTGTAATTCTATTATTTTTAATAGGTTGTGTAACTCCATCATCTGATGAAAAATGACCACATGTTATTTGATGTAATCTCATAATTTGAGTTAACGCATTTTTAGTAGAAACTACTTTACCATTTAAAATAGCCAAAGCTTTTTCTTTCATTTGAGAATATACTTTAAGTTGGTCAGGAGTTAAAGATATCTGACGTTTAATAAAAATTTTATCAGGTAAATCCAAACAATCTTCTTTAAGAACTCTGTAAGAAAAAGGTTGTAATTTTTGAGACAATTCTCCTAAATTTTTAAAACCAGCTACAAGTTGTATTTTACGTCCAGCTATGTGTGCACTTTTCATAACAGCATAACGCATTCTAAATGAATAATAAGATTCGTGGTTTAAATGAAAAGGATCTAAAAAATAACATTGACTAAATAAATCTAACGGATTTTTAGTTACGGGTGAGCCTGTCATTATTCTTCTATATTTAGTAGAACGTGCTAATGATAAAATATTTTTAGTTCTACTAGCTTTAGGGTTTTTTATAGTAGTAGATTCATCAACAGCTACTAAAGTTTCATGACAAGATAAAAATTTTTCTGCAAATTTTAAACCTTTATCTGTGCTTAATGCTTCTACATTCATTATAAGAATATGAAGAGCTTCTTCTACTTCAAATAATGTTTCTAGTTTTTCTTGTTGTTTTTTAGTAATATTAGATTGCCACAAGATAGACACATTTCCTATATGTTCTGGTAAATGTGTGGGTAATTCATTATTGTACCATGTACCAATTACTCCTTTAGGAGCAATAATAAGAGCACCATTGACTTTGCCTTTGTCATAAAGCATAGCCAAATTGTCTATTAATACTTTTGTTTTACCTGTACCCATTTCCATAAAATAAGCATAGCTTTCTTTATTCCACGATTTTTCTAACGCAGTCATTTGATGTGCGTAAGGTTTTGTTTTAAATTTATAGTTCATACTTTTTCTTCTTTCTACTTGACAAGATAACAGCTAAGACCTATATTGTCAAGCATGAAAGAAAATAAAGTTTATGTAATTCAACACATTGCTGGAACTGCCGAAGGTAGGCCTAAAATAAATATTATGGGTGCTAAAGAATATGGTGACTTTGAATTTTTATTACCTGAATTATCACAAATAATATTTTCTCCTGGACCATTAATTTTTAAACTTAGAAAAGCTTTAAAAAATTTTACAACAGAAGATTATTTATTATTAACTGGTGATCCTGCAATTATTGGTGTAGCATGTTCTATAGTTTCTGACATAACAAATGGTAAATACAATTTACTAAAATGGGATAAGCAAGAAAGAAAATATTATCCTATTCAAATTAACTTATATGAAAGAGGAAAGATAGATGAATAAAATTGACTTTGAAGAAGACCAACAGAAGGTCATTAAAAAAACTGACAATATTCAATCACTTGCAGATCAAGTTGAAAGATTAGAGGATATTATTTCTGATATAGAATCAGGAGAAGAAAAATTAAAAGAATGGAAAAAGAAAAGAGACTACATATCAGGAGAAGTAATACCAACTATGATGAGTGAAATGGGTTTATCTCATTTAAAACTTATGGATGGTTCTTCAGTAGATGTAAAACCAAATTATAGTGCAAATATTTCTGTTGCAAACAGAGATAAAGCATTTCAATGGCTTCGTGAAAATGGCTTGGGTGATATAATCAAAAATGAGATATCCGTATCATTCGGTCGTAACGAGGATAACAAGGCAGCTGATTATGCTGCTCTTGCACAAGAGCGTGGGTATCAACCGACACAAAAGTTGAAGGTTGAGCCCATGACTCTTAAAGCGTTAGTCCGTGAGCGTTTAGAGGCAGGTAAAACAATGCCAACGGAAATTTTCAACGTGTTCGTTGGAAATAAAACAACAATAAAAAGGAAACAATAACAATGAACCAAGTAGCAGAAAAAAAAGAAGGAGCATTAGCAACATTTGATATGGAAGCTGATGCAAATCAAGGCGCTCAGAATATATCGCAAGAAGATCTTGCGTTACCATTCTTAAAAATTTTGGGCCAACTATCTCCGGAAGTAAATAAAAGAGATGGTAAATATGTCGAAGGCGCAGAGCCTGGCAAAATAATCAACACAGTTACAAACGAATTGTTTGATAAAATTAGTGTTGTACCTTGTCATTACAAAAGACAATACATTGAATGGCAGGACAGAGGTACCAGCAGTGGTGCACCTGTTGCAATTCATGACGCAGATAGTGATATCGTGAGTACAACTACTCGTGATAAATCATTTAAAGATAGATTACCTAATGGAAATTATCTTGATAATACTGCTAGTCACTTTGTACTTGTGTTGGGTAAAACTCCATCAACAGCTTTGATTTCTATGAAATCTACTCAACTTAAAGTTAGTAGAAAATGGAATTCATTAATGATGGGTATTAAACTACAAGGTAAAAATGGTTTGTTTACACCGCCAACTTACAGCCACATTTATAATCTATCAACTGTTCAAATGTCTAATGACAAAGGAACATGGTTTGGATGGGAAGTTGAAAAGATGGGACCAGTCGAAGATAAAAATATCTACGGCATGGCGAAAGCTTTTGCAACTAGTGTTGGTAAAGATCAAGTGCAGGTTAAACACGGATCAGAAGATACCAAAGACTCAACACCATACTAATAGAATCCTAGGAGTGGGCGTGGAAGCGAGAGTGGAAGCGCCCATTAAAAATTATGTTTGAAAAAATATTTAAAGGATTAGAACGTGCGCATGGTTGTACCAAAGTTAACACACCAGCAGAAAATGGTGTTAAACTAAAAGGACAATCATTTGTAGTACGTCAACCAGTGACCACGGAACTGTGGACTATGCATTTAAATGGTACACAGAGTCTGGGGATCATACCTATTAACGAAAACAATCAATGTGTGTGGGGATGTGTAGATATAGATTCTTACGCAGGATTTGATCATAAACAATTAATAAATAAAATAAAACAATTTAAATTGCCTTTGGCTGTGTGTAGGTCAAAAAGCGGGGGAGCACATGTCTTTCTCTTCTCCGAACAACCGGTAGCAGCAGAAAGAATGAGAGATAAACTAACGGAAATAAAAACATTATTAGGATATGGCGGATCAGAAGTCTTTCCAAAACAAATTCAATTAAAATCAGCAGATGACACGGGAAATTTTTTAAACTTACCATATTTTGGTGGTGATAATACAACAAGGTATGCATTTAAAAATGACGGCGAAGCTGCAACACTAGAAGAATTTTATAGTATATATACTGACATAAAACAAACAGACATTACACAAATAAAAATAGAACGACCTAAGTCAGAATACGATGATGCACCACCATGCATAGAACTTATGGCAATAAACAAAATACCAGAAGGTGGGCGTAATAATTCTATGTTTCACTTTGGTGTTTATGCTAAGAAAAAATGGCCAGCAGAATGGAAAAGTAAAATGACTTTGTTTAATGCAACAGCATCTACAATACCATTAAGTGAATCTGAAGTAGAAATAATAAAACGTCAACACGATAAAAAAGATTGGGGTTACAAATGTAACGACACACCAATGTGTAATCTTTGTGATAAAAAATTATGTAGAGAAAGAAAATTTGGTATAGGGGAAGAAATAGTATTTCCTGCATTAACCGATTTACAAAAAATTAAATTAGAAAAGCCATATTATTACCTTAATGTTGATGGAGAACGACTACATTTGGAGAATGTAAAATTTTTAAAACAACAAAGTTTATTCCAGGAAGCATGCATGGAACAGCTAGACTTTAAACCACCAACAGTAAAACCAAAAGATTGGGACATGATAATAAATCCACTGATGAAGAATCACGAACCAATAGATCCGCCAGAAGGTGTAACTACACAGGATCAATTACAAAATCATTTAGAGGAATATTGTTTAAACAGGCAGGTATCTACAGATAAAAATGATCTTAAAAAAGGTGGAGTGTGGACCAACGAAGGACTACACCATTTTGTTTTTGATAGATTTTATAATCAGTTTTTAATTAGAAAACGTTGGGATATAAATTATCAACGTACAGCACAGATGTTAAAAGAAGCATGTAATTGTGATGACAAACGAATAGGTAAAGAAAGAATTTCTGTGTTTGTAGTTAAACAATTTGATAAAAAAGAAGATGATTACAATCAAAAAGAATTAAAACCAAAGGATATATTTTGAGAACAATTGTTTTAGGACCACCAGGTACAGGTAAGACTACCACTTTGTTAAATAAAGTTGATGATTATTTAAAACAAACAGACCCTGACAAGATAGGTTATTTTGCATTTACCCAAAAAGCTGCACACGAAGCAAGAGACAGAGCAATTAAAAAATTTAATTTAACAGAAGATGATCTACCATATTTTAGAACACTACACTCTTTAGCTTTTAAAAAATTAGGATTAAAAAAAGATCAAGTTATGCAACCTAGACACTACAAAGATTTAGGTAAAAAATTAGGTTTTCCTGTAACATACGCTGACTATCAAGAAGACCAAGGTGGTATTTTTACATCCGATAGTGAGTATTTAAGAATTATACAGCTAGCACAACTACGTAACATTACACCAGAACAACAGTTTGATTTGCAAGAACATACTCAGGACTTAGAAAGAGATCAACTTAGAATTATACACAACGAATTAGCAAGATATAAAAAAGAATATAACTTAATAGATTTTAATGACATGATTTTAGATTTTACAAAATCAGATAAATCACCAAAGTTTGATGTAGTTTTTATTGATGAAGCACAAGACCTATCTCTAATGCAATGGGACATGACAAAATCTATTTGGAATAAAACAAAAGATTCTTTTATTGCAGGTGATGATGACCAAGCAATATTTAGATGGGCTGGTGCAGACGTAGACTCTTTTATAGCTTTAAAGGGACAATACCTACCTTTAACACAATCTTACAGGATACCTGCAAAAGTACATGGACTAGCTATGGGTATTATAAATAAAATTAGAAATAGAATAGATAAATCATGGGAACCTAGAGTTAATCAAGGAAATTTGCACAGACATTTTGATATAGATAGTATTGATATGTCAACAGGTGATTGGCTAGTGTTGAGTAGAACTAGACATATGCTAAACGACATAGAAGAATCATTATATAGACAGGGTTTATATTATGAAAACAGATATAAAAGAAGTAATGAAAAAGATTTACACGAAGCAGCTACGTCATGGGAGCATTTAAGACAAGGTCAATTAGTTTCTTACAAAGAAATAGAAAACATATCTAAATACATGGGACCAAAAAATTGGCACAAGAAAAAAATAAAAGGTATGGTTAAAGAATCTTTTTACGGAATAGATCAACTTGTAAAAGATTATGGTTTACAAATTAAAACAGTTTGGTACGAAGCGTTTGATGATGCCGGACAAACTAAAGTAAATTATTTAAGAAAGATGAGAAAGAGTGGAGAAAAATTAAATGAAAAACCTAGAATAGAATTATCAACTATACATGCAGCTAAAGGTGGAGAGGCAACTAATGTTGTTTTGTTAACAGACCTCACAGAAAATACTATGAGAAGTTATGAAAAAAATCCTGATGACGAAAATAGATTATTTTATGTAGGCGCAACTAGAACGAAAGAAAATTTACACATAATAGAACCAAAAAAATATGAGAAGGGATATATATTATGAAAAAGAAAAGCGTTTGGGACAAACAACACGGAGGATCTCACTATCAAAAATTTAAAATACAGCCAAGCAAGTTCGTAGTCGAGAATGAATTGCTTTTTCCAGAGGGGTGTGCTATAAAATACATCTGTCGTCACCGACTGAAAGGAAAGAAGCAAGATATATTGAAAGCAATACACTTTTTAGAAATGATTATTGAAAGGGATTACGATGCAGATACCTCTATTTAAACCACAGACAGAGTGGTTACCACCAGAAAATTTTCCAGACTTATCTAAGTATGATGAGATTGCAATTGACTTAGAAACTAAAGACCCAGACCTAATGAAAATGGGGTCAGGATCTGTAGTAGGTAAAGGAGATGTTACAGGAATAGCTGTGGCTGTACTAGGATGGTCGGGTTATTATCCTATCGCACATGAAGGTGGTGGTAATATGAGTAGAGCAAAAGTTTTAAAATGGTTTCAAGGTGTATTAAATACACCAGCCATAAAAATATTTCACAACGCCATGTATGACGTTTGTTGGATACGCGCGTTAGGTTTAAGTATTAACGGTAAAATTGTTGACACGATGATTGCATCGGCCCTTGTTGATGAAAATCAAATGCGCTATGACTTAAACAACTGTTCTAAACGATACACCGGTAAAACAAAAAATGAAAGCGATTTATATGCAGCTGCAAAAGATTGGGGTGTTGACGCCAAGGCAGAAATGTATAAACTACCTGCCATTTATGTTGGTGCATATGCAGAAAAAGATGCTGAACTTACATTAGAGTTATGGCACGAATTAAAGAAAGAAATTTTACACCAAGATATACAATCTATTTTTGAATTAGAGACAGAACTTTTTCCCTGCTTAGTCGATATGCGGTTCTTAGGAGTTCGTGTAGACGAAGAAAGCGCTCACCAATTAAAGCAACAATTAGTTGCACAAGAAAAAGAATGCTTACAATCAGTAAAAAAAGAAACTGGAGTAGATACCCAAATATGGGCAGCTCGATCCATTGCACAAGTTTTTGAAAAACTGAGCCTACCATTTGACCGAACCGAAAAAACAAATTCTCCATCATTTACTAAAAATTTCCTACAGAATCACCCCCACCCGACTGTGAAACTAATTGCCCAGGCTCGTGAAATCAACAAAGCCCATACCACGTTTATTGATACCATAATTAAGTACTCACATAAAGGCAGAATTCATGCAGAAATTAACCAACTCAGATCCGACAATGGCGGAACTGTGACCGGTAGATTCTCATATTCAAACCCAAATTTACAGCAAATACCAGCTAGAAACAAAGACCTTGGACCACGGATTAGGTCTTTATTTATACCCGAGGAAGGCCATACATGGGGTGTATTTGACTATTCTCAACAAGAGCCTAGGTTGGTAGTGCATTATGCAGCTTTACAGAATCTCTATGGAGTGGACGATGTATTGGATGCGTATCGTGAGGGCGATGCGGATTTTCACACAATCGTTGCTGATATGGCAGAG